GACGAACATATCGGCGACGCGTTTGCCGGCGCCGGTGTCGCCGATCGGGCCCGCTCGCAGCACGGTCAGGCGATGCACCGAGGTCTTGCCCTTGCCGGCGCGATGCTGGTGGATGATTTTCCCGGTGCGCATAGTTTGAGCTCAAACCTTAGCAAGCTAACTAAATCGGTTTGCCTTTGCGGGTGAGGTCGCCCTTCTCCAGCGCCAGCGGCCGATCCGGCTCCTCGAGCTTCTGCGACGACGAGTAACCGCCGAGCTGCGGATACGACGGCGGGTTCTGGAACATGGCATTTTTTTTCTTGCGCTCGATCGAGGGCGTCGGCGCTTTGGGGTGGAACGGTTCTTTGGCTGGCATGGTTTGTTTGCTCCTACGCAGGCATCTCGGGTCCGCCACCGGGCGGTGCCCCAGGCAGTCCAGGCGGGCCGCCGCCGCCGGCGCCTGGCGGTGGTGCCGGCGCCAGTGGTGGTGGCGGCGCATTGGCGAGCGGGCCGGCGCCCGGCCGCGCGTTCATCGCCATCTGCGTGATCGCGCTCGGCACCAGGCCCTGGTTTTCTTGTTTGGCGAAATTGGCGGTCAGCGCCCGCACCGCGTTAAGCACGGCTTGTTGTTTCTTGGATCCGAGCGGGTAGGCCTGCAGCGCCTTGTACAGGGTTTGCATGACGCCAGACACCAGCGCGTCAGTCGCGGCCTCGTTGCCCGCACCAGGTCCGGGTGCCGTCATCGGCGACGCACCTGGTCCCATCGGACCGCCCATCGGATTGCCGGGCAGTGCCGGCCGAGGTGGCATCGGCCCACCTGGCGTGCTCGGCGGCGGCGGCATCGGACCTGGGAGCGGAGGCATGCGTACTCCTGCTGCCGCAATTTTTAGGCCGCTAGCGCCGCGCTTTCAATTTACACATCAGCAATAGAAAAACGCCGCGGGGGGTTGCCACCGCGGCGAGGGTCTATTCTTTGATTTCGGTTCTGCCTCGCGGCGGCAGCAATCGCATGCCGTCGCGGGGATTTGTCAGCGCCGACCGCGCCGCTTGTGCCTACGCTTACGAGCCATGTTTACCTCCTGGCTTCACTTGCCTTTCCGCGGCCTGCTTGCATCTTGGCAAAGGCCTCGGGGTTCCGCGCGGCGAGTGCGCTCTCGATCTTGAGGCGCTCGCGCAGCGCCGAAATAATAGTATCCTCCTGCGGCGGGCTTAACAAGCGCACGAACATTTCGCGGTCGATCGACTGCGCCTTGAGCAGCAGCGCCGCCAGCTCGCGGGCCTCGTCGGCAAACAGCGGCGAGTGCGAATGGCCGGCGATGCGCAAATTCCAATCCTCGGAAGCAAACTGCGACGGCAGAAATTTGGTCTTGCCATCGGGCAACACCAGTTCGTCGGTGCTCTCCTTCATGTAAAGCTTCAACCCGATATCGCCGAGCTGCACCAGCGACGGCTCGAGCCCGACCGCGATGTCTTTGATCCGCGCCGAGCCGGCGACGGCGGCCTGCTTGGCGGCGCCCTTGCCCTTGGGGCCGCCCTGGCCGGTGATGGTTTCGGTGAGCCCACTGGCCTCGAGGAAGATGGCGCCGATCTCCTTGAACTCGGCGAACAGATCCTCCGGCATCTGCGGCACTTGCTTGTCGACCTTGGCGCCCGGCAGCGCGTCGAGCACCCAGGAGCCGGGGCCGCCGAAGGCGCCGGCCTTCTCGTCGCTTAATCCCATGAAGCCGGAGAATACTTTGCTGGGGTCGACCTGGCTCTCGAGGATCTCGGCGATCTGATCGAGCCGTTCGCTCGTCCAGTTCTGCAGCGGGATTAATCGCTCGCAATGGCTCTCACCGTAGGCGTAGTCGGGGAGCTGGTACGGCGTCACCGGCACGAACGGATATTCGCCGGCGAGAAATTCATTGGAGCGCGACTGCGCATCGTCATCATCATCGCGGGCGTGGCCGTTGCCGGAGCGCTTCTTGATGCTGTCGCGGCTGTCAGTCACCAGGATGTCGGGGTCGGCGATGATGAAGGTGGCGTAGTCCTCGTTGATGTCGTCCCAGACCCAGAGTTCCTGAAATTCCACAGTCGGGATATTTGATTTCGGCTCGTACAGGATCACTGGCTGAATATCGAGCGGCGCCTGGCCCATCAGGTTGCCGGAAAGATTTTGGCCGCCGGTCTGGGTGATCAGCAACTGCTTGAGCACCGGCGGCAGATCGTCGATCGGCGCGCCCTGTGATACGCCGAGCTGGTCGACCATGTCGCGCAAGCCAGCGCGGAACAGCATCAGCACGGCGCGATCCCACGGCAGTCGGTAGGAATGACAGAACGCTTCCTGATTATCCAGCTCCGGCTCCATCTCGTCGTAGACGCCGAAGGCGTTGGGCATGATCAGCTTGCCGAACAGCCGTTTGCGCTCGGCGTTCCAACCCATCTTGATGTACATCGAGTCGTAGACCAGCGACCATAAGAGCGCGATGCGATACATGTACGCCAACCCACTGTCGCGGAATTGTTGGTTCCACTCGTCCTGGAGGGCGGTTGCTTGTTGCACCACCGGCGGCGGCGAATTGCGCGAGGCCGACAATGAATATTTGGCGTGATCGGCACTGTAGAGAAAACTTTTCACCAGGTCGGTGTGAGCAAACAAACGATTGTAGCGGACCTGGCGGTAGTCGTCGGAGCCGAACATGAAATATTTTCGCCGCTTGGCGTACAGCTCGCGGCGTTCATTGACGCTCTCGAGGCAGGCGTCGCGGATGGAGAGGATCTTGTCCATGCGGAAGGTGCCGCTCGAGGGAATAATCATTTTTCGATCCGCCCGCGGTGAGTGCCTTCGATCTGCGTCGCGGCACGCATGCGATCGAGCCCGTAGCCGGGGTTTTCTTTCAAGGCGCCGGAATTGGGGTCGACCTTGACCTTGGCGGACACGCCGGTCGGCGCGCACACCGCGTGGCCGCCGCCTTGCAGCGCGGCGTCGGGCATTTGGATGCGCCAGCCTTTCTGCGGTTCGAACATGTTGGCGGTCGCCGGCGGCGGCGCCGGGGCCACCGCGGCCTGGCCGGCTTGCGGTGAGCGAAAATTGGTCAGGCCGAAATCCGCCGCCAGTTGCCGGGCGGTGGCGTCGATGGCGGCGGTGCGCGACGAGTTGATGGCGACGGGTTTCGGCACCCACTGCACGCGCACTCCGCGGCAGCGCGGGCACGGCGGAAAGTCGCCGTCACTGTCGAACTCGTGCCGGCAGTGGCGGTTGAGGCAGCTATAGGTTCGCCTGATCATTGCGCCTGGCTCGTGCCTTGGCCCGCTCGCGGTCTTGGGCGGCGAGGGTTTTGGCGGTCAAGTGCCGTCGCGGCATCGGCGGCACCGCGGCGCCGTTCGGCATCACCGCCTGCCACTCAATCAAGCCGGGCGCGATCAGCCGCCGCCGCCGCCGCCGGCGCTCGACCACCGGCTTGCGAATGATGACGCGCTTGAACCGCAGGCCTTGGTCGTTGACCAGCGCGAACGCCGCCATGATGCGATCGCGGGTTTCCGGCACGATGCCCTTGCGATCGCCGCGCAGCAGATCGTACAGCGTCTGCCGCGACACCCCGCAATATTTGGCGAACTGCCGCAGCGGCACCCGCTTGCCTTGACCGCGGAAGGCCGGATCGAAGCGAAATTTGTTGAGCTGGCGTTTGATCTCGGCGAGGCATTCGACGTCGAGCGCCTTCATGCGTTGCAGATAGCCCTCGATCGACGAGCCGATCATCGCCATCAGCCGCCCCCGCCGATGTTCTGGCCGGGCGCCAGGATCCGGCTGCGGCGCAAGTAATCGATGGCGATTTTCTCGACCTGGGTCGGGCCGCCGACGACATCTTGTTTCATCGATGCCTCGTAGGTCAGGCCGGCGGAAAACATCCGCGGCGCGATCCAGCGCCGCCACATCTCGTGGGCCAAGGCGGCGGCGATGACCCGATCGTCTTTCTTGCGGCCTTCGCCGCGGATGGCGCCGGCATCGAGAATAATGCCCTTCATCTCCTCGAGGCAATACAGCGAGGTGATGGTGTGGCGGTTGAGTTCGAAGGCGTCCTTGAAGCCGTTGAGCAGGATCGATTTTAATTCGGCGCTCGAGGTCCGCCACTGGTAGGCGAGCGTGCCGGCCGGATTGTCGGGTTTCCTAAACATGTAATATTTCATGGCGCCGAGCACGTTGTTGATCTGTAATTTGTCGTCGACCATGGCGGGGGTTTGCGCGCACTCGATGCGCAGCCGGTTCAACTCATCGAACACCGTGGTGCCGGGGCCGGAGATCTCGAGGTTGACAGATACATTTCGATAATAACCGGCCAAATGAGCAAGCACCCAGGCACACTGGTAAGTGGAGGTTTCGTTGGTCGCAAACTCCGCGACCTGGACAAGACGATCGGCGTAGCACCTGGCGACGTGGATGACGGAACGGTCGGCATCGTCGGAACTCCCATAGGCCGGGTCGCAGCCGATCGAGTAGACGCCGGCCGGCACCGGCTCCTCCCAGATTTTCAAGGTCGCCGCTTTCTGATGCGCCGCGATGACGTCGGTGTCGAACCATTTGTCCTTGAGCAGATAACGGTACGGCAGCAGTTGCCGGCCGCGGGCGGCGCGCATCGCCCGGGTCAGGCTTTCATTGGTGAAGAATTTGGCCCCGGTGGCGACGAACGCATCGTCCTCGAGCCAGGGAAACATCTCGTCCATCTTGGCCTGGTCGCCGTCGATCTCCTCGGCCAGCTTCCAGCGATACCAGGCGATCTGCTCGCTCGTGATCAGATAATCGTATTGCTCCTTCACCGCGTTTCTTCGCCGGCGCTCGAGCACGTTCAATGGCGTGTCGTCGGCCTCCGGCATGTAGACCCGATACCACGGGTGCGTGGTCGGGAAGGCGTACAGTTCATTGCGCCACCAGCCGACGAAGATCGCGGTTTGCGTCGGCGAGTTTTTCGCTTGCCGCCACTGCTCCTCGAAATGATTAAAACCGTTGGCGGTCGACTCGAACACTTGCAGCCGATGCAGATAGTGCGTCGACATCGTCGCCATCAATTCCTTCTTGTCCTCCTCGGTACCCCAGAACGCGACCTCGGAAGCGTGGAGAAAATTAAAGGCGCCGGAGCGGCCGAGCGAGCCGACCTCTTTCTGTTTCACGCCGGCGACCAAATACGCGAACATCGAATTGTTTTTGAGGATCAGCATGTCGCGATTTTCGGTGGTGTATTTGATCTTGTGGCTCTTCGGGAGGTGCGCAAAAAATACCTTGATGATGTTGCGAAACAGCGATTTCGATTGATCGGTGTGGGTGGCGAAGGCGCCGCTTAAGCCGGCGTATTCGAACGCCCAGAACAGATCGAGCGCGATGAAGAACGTCGACATGCCGAGCTGGCGCGCTTTTAAGATCACGAAGGTGGAAATGCCCTGCTCGAGGCCGGCGCAGATCTGGTCGAGCACGTAGAGCTGGGTGCCGAGTAATTTGAACGGCGCCAGGCCGAGATCCTTGGTCTGGATCTTTAAGCCCTGGCACCATTTGAGGAAGCGCTCGCGCGGAAACGGCGCCAGCTGCAGCTTGGGCAGCTCGTGCGGGGTGAGGCTCACAGCCCGACCAGCGGCAGCAGTTTTATAATGATCAGCAGGAGCGCGATGACGTAGATCGCGATCTGGACGATCTTGGTGATCAGCGGGTCAGGCGAGAACCGTTCGTTGACGTACCAGGCGATCAGCAGCACCGCGATCGCGACCACCAATTGGACGAGCCCGGTTCCGGTCAATTCGTGCATGGCCGGGACCATAATCCTGCCTCGCCAGGTGGCGCAAGAAGCCGGTCATCGGGCCTTCTTGGTAGACCTGTACCCACAGCCGGGGCAGAAAGGCCTGGCGCGTGATGGCTTCCAGTTCAGCGAGAATGGCGCGGGACGGGACAATCCCTTCCCGCAGCAATGCTTCCGGCAGTGCCTTGACCGGCATGAGCGCCTCGAACCGCACGATCGCCGCCGCAACGAGCTCGGCAGCGAGCGCTAAAAATCCGCGTCTGGTGTTTGTTGGTCCCATGACATCGCCGTTGCGGTGGTTGCGCTGGATAAAATTTCTGGTGTCGCTTTAAGGCCGAGTAAGAGCGAGCCGGGCGTGCGATACGGCGGGCCGATATACTTGTAGCCGCCGGGATGAAGTTTGGCATCCGCGGCGCGGCACTCGCGGCCCCACAGCCAGCCGATGATCAGAAAATACTCCTCGGCGTCCCACACCAGCATGAAGGCGTGGTCGTCGCGATCGAGCTGGCGGCCGCGCCAATCGAGCCCCGGCCGGAACGCCAGGTCGCCGCCCGGCGGATAAAATTTCGAGCGCACTTGGACGCGGTCGCCGAGATCGGGACCGCCGAGCACGCCGATCGCCTCGTGCCACGGCAGGCCGGTGTAGTGCTCGAGCGCGCGCTCGGTGCGCGCGGCGCGGATGTGGTTCGCCATCTGCTCCGACTGCGGCTTGGGGTCGCCGTAATTTTTCAGGTCGTTGTCGAAGACGTAATTGGCACGGGCGATGCCGACCACGCGGGCGCGGGTAAGCCAGGCGACCGGCGGCTCGACCCGCACCGCGTCCGGCGGGATGGCGTAACACAGCATCAGTTGCTGGCGGTCGCCGCCTTGACCGCCCACATCGCGGCGTCCTCGTAGTGCGTCATGGCGAGCGCCCACAACCGCTTGATCTCGGCACCGGGCGGGCTCGGGCCGATCTCGGTTGACTGGTCGCACAGATCAATCAACTCGGCGGTTTTCTGCTTGATCTGCGACACCAGCGAATTGTCGCTGGGGTTGAACTGCACGCGGACGCGATCCTCGCCGATGGTCATATGAACTCCTTATCGTGCGCCAGCCATTCTGGCATGGTGAAAGTGCCGTCGCCGTTGTTCTGAGCTTGAGACTTGGGCACCCAGGCGGTCACCGTGCCGTCGTGCAGCCGCCAGGCCTTGTCCGTTTCGCCGCGGATCTGCGCGGCGATATCGATCAGCTCGCGCTTACTCATCGGCGAGCTGCAGCTCGAGCTGCGCCGCCGGATCCGGCCGGGCGCAGATCTGCCGGACCCGCTCGGCCGAGATCCCATAATGCTCGGCGATGTCGACGTAGCTGTGCCCGGCGCACCGCAACAGCTTGATCGTGACAGCCCGCCAGTACGCGGCCGCCCGGTTGTCGCGGTAATAGCGCCAGCGGTTTTGCATCGCCAAGAGCTATCCGATTTGCCGCCGGAGTGTAAAGCAGCGATCGTCGTGCTAGTGTTGACAAGTCGGTGCGTTTCTTCCCAGTGGCGCACCGCGGGCGGGGCGCAGTTGAAAACGCTCCATGCGACTGCCCCCGCCCACCACGGAGACCATCCCAATGCGCGCCACGCTCAACGTCGATCCGGCCTTCACCTGGTCGTGCGAGCACTGCGGCACCTCGCAGCTCGGCCCGGAATGGCCGGGCTACCGACCGCACTGCATCAGTTGCGGCAACATGCTGACCAAGACCGCAGCCACCACTAGCGCCAGTCCAGCCGCTCCGGTTGCCCCGCCGCCAAGCGCCGACCATAGCCCACCAGGTTGATCACGGTCGGCTCGGACACACCAAGCCGCACCGCAATCTGCCAGGTCGACTGGCCGCGCTCGTGCAATTGAAAGGCCGATCGCGCCAGCGCCGTGCGCTCCCGCAGCGGAATGCGAACGCCGGCCGGGCGCAACATCACACCGGCTCGAAATTGGCCGCGAAATAATCCGCCGCCACCAGCCAGCGGTCGGCATGGTTTGTCGGGTTGCGCGCAATCATGTCGCCAGCCTTGGGCGAGCCGGCATCGGCATCGACCGCCGAAACCGAAACCCGCGCCATGTCGTAGCCAGGCGCCCACGGCTCCATCTCCGCAATCGCCGTCCGCCGGTAACGCTCGAACATCACAGCGTCGCATCGAGCTGGCGCAGCAAGCCGTCAATCCGCTCCAGCTCGGCCACCATCAGCCGCGCCGCTAAGTTGAGCGTCGCCACCCGACCCGCCGGCTGCTCGTTCGGCGCCTCACTCTCAACCGGCGTCGGATGCGGCCCCACCAAACGATCTACCATCCCCCCAAGCGCGATCCGCTGCTCGATCAACTTCTTGATGATCGGATCAAACTGCTCAATCGCTTGCGGCAGCGACCCCTCGCGCGTCTGCGTCGGAACCGGCGCTACACCCGCACCAGCCCCCGCCGAATAAAAATGACCCATCACCTCACACCTCCCGTTTGATCCAAATCAAATTGCGGTAGCGGCAACACGGTGCGGATAGAACCCGCGCGTTCGGTGATCAACCTAGCCGCCACCAAACAAAACTCTACACCGGAGTTTCCACAGCGCAAATCCGCCCAAAAACTCCGGCGGCGCTGCCGATACCGACTAATTCCAATTCCCCCTAACCCATTGACCAAAAAGGCCTCGCCACAACTTTCTGATGGATCAGGAAAAGAACAAACACGGTTCGTTCCGACACCCCAAGTATTCTGCAGCAAGCTACCAAATTCCCGGGGGAATTTTTTCCTGGCGGCGGGGGCGGGGGGTGCGACTTCGAAATCGAGCGGGGAAACCCGCGGCGCCCGGGCGGGAGCGCGCCCCCTCCCCCCTTGGCCCAGGCCACCACCTGTCTAGTAGACTGATGATATCGAGGCGTAACCCATTGATTTTCCTAGAGTGAAGCACCAGAGCTCAAACATTGGGAAGTATATGGGAAGATCCAAAGCCCTCGAGGTGCCAGGTACCTTCATCGGCCACCTGGCGTTGACGCATTGTTGACGCGCTCGACGTCAACATCGGGGAAACCCGCTATCCACGGGCACATCTTGCGTCACGGTAAACGGATAAACTATCCGTCACCGGCGTTCAGGCGGCGATGCCAGTAGGGGGTAGGCGAGGGTAGTTCGAGCATTGCGGCGATTTCTCGTGTGATTTCAACGACTAGCGGCGGAGGGGTATCCGCCAAGGTCGGCCGCGGGGGGTCCGGCCGGGGTCGCTGAAAAGACGTTCTCGCACCCTCGCTCTGGGTTCAGCCGTATGGGTTAGCTCGCGGGGTACTCGGCGTTGGGAGTAGATTTCTCGATTTTAAGCGGCGATCGGCCGCGCCCGAAGGTAGCGCCGTAGGCCGATCGGCCGCCCGACGTGGGCTTGAGCTGCGGGCTTGTTGGGGTAGCTCAAACCCCCCCTACCCCCCTTTGCTGGCGGGGATAAGTTCCTGCTTCTGGGTCTTGGTTATTTAGAGACGGACGCGCGGGGCCTGGTTGGTTACTAGCCTAATGAGGGGCTGGCCGTCTGCTGCGGTCGCTGTCCTCTTTGCGCTGAGGGGCTTGCGCCTAGTGCCCTGTTGGTCTATTTCCCAACCTGGGTTCCCGAGCAAGTTGGCGGGAATTGCCTATGTACAGAAAGTTCGGTTGAACGGGGTACGGCTGCTAACCGGCCCCGTTTTCCGTTTGCGGGCTGCTTCATCGCAAATTTTCAAGTTGACGAAGACACTGCAACGGCGGCTCGCCGTCAAGTGTTTGTCATCATCGATTTTTCGCGGCTGGGAATTGCGGGCGTAACTTGCAGTTAGATTTTAGGTGAGGGTTTGCCCCGAGCGGCTTGTTTGCTCTTCGCGAAATAGTCCAGCATGGCGGCGTGCAGCCCGCCGATGGCGCCGGCTTTGCCGATCGCCTGGGTGCTGCCGGTTTGCATGCCGCCGCGCCAGGCGTAGGCGTACCAGCCGGCGAACGGGCCGGTGTCGTGGCGGACGACCTCGCCGGAGAACGGGCCGCGATTAAGCCGGTGCACGATGGTGTTCATGGGGTTTGCTGCAGTGCTTGTTCAACGGTTTTGAGCGCGAAGGCCAGGCGCTGGCGCTGGTCGGTCAATTCTTTGGTCAGCCGGGTGACGGTGAGCTGCAGGCTGGCGCATTCGAAGGCGAGCCGCTTGAGTTCGGTTTGGCGCATTTGCTCGAGCGCCCGGAGCCGGATCAATTCGCTCTCCTGGTCGGCGATGATTTCCCAGACTTGCTTGCGGCTGTGCTCGGTTGTGGCGGTCATAGCGGGTCCGATGGCGGCCAGATCAGCTGCGGCAGGCAGGCAAGAACAATTAAAGCCGCGATGATGAGAAGATAGGTCATTAGCGCCGCCAGGTGTCGTGCTCGGCGCGGGCCAGGGCTGCGAACGCCGCGACGATCGCCAGGTAGACCACGATCTGCGTGCACAGGCTCATCGGGCCTCGAGCATCAGCTTGATGCGTTCGGCGTGCGGGCCTTCGAGCTGGCGCAGGCACACGGTGTCGGCCTGCGCATCGTAGTAGCGCATCATCACCCGCTCGCCGGTGACCCAGTAGATGGCGTCGGCGTGGTCGCGGATCTCGAGTTGTCCGAACACGTCGCGGTCGAATTTTACGGAGGGTTGCTCCAGCAATAAGCGCACCAAGTCGCCGCCGAGGTCGGAGACCGCGGCGCAGCGCCATAGCATCACCAGGCTTGTCAGGACCGCGGTCATGGCTTGGGCGGGCCGACTTTGAGGATCAGCCACTCGTTGTCGGGTTGGGGTGCGGCGGCATTGGTTTCTAGTCGGGCAATGCGCCGTTTGAGGTTGTCGTTCTCGGCCATTGATGTACGCAGATTGGCGCGCAGGCTGGCAATTTCAGGTTCGCAGTGAAATAGTCGCTGCTGATCACCAGCGCGTTCGGCGCGCAGCCGCTCGTTCTCGGCGCGCAGATGATCAATCATTCGGCACGCATGTTCATAATCATTCGGCTTGTCATCCCAAGTTGACATTCTATCCGTCCCCGCTTCAATCGCAGCTCTCGGCGCGCGAGCCCCAGGCGACCCAGCGCCGCGCGCCGTTGATGTCGTGCTGCAGCTCAATGCGAATGTGGGTGCCGTAGCCGAGCGGATGGTAGGCGCGGTACATCTCGTCGCGGAATTTTTCTGCCGCCTCGAAGCTATCGAAGATCTCGCGAATGTTGATCATGGCTCCTCCTCGGCATCGGCGATGCGGCGGCAGCGCGCCGCTACCGCTTCAAGTTCGGTCTTATAGCGCCCGAGCTCGCGCACCTCCTCGACGATCTCGAGCAGCACCCAGCCGTCGCGCTCGTCGCGGATGATCGAGTAGCGGATCATGCCGATCGCTCTTACTCGCGCCCTGGGTCAGTCAGCTTGCTCGAGCCGCAGAGACACTCGAGTTCGACCGCCCACCGCGCCCATTGCTTGGCCTGCACGGTGTTGAAATTTTCCACCGATTTTTCGGCGCGGCGTTCGGTGATGGCCTCGAGCGCGAACAGGACCGCTCTGATGCCGTAGAACCGCACCGCCTGCTCGAGCGTGCGGGTGGCGACGCTGTCGATCGTCGGGATCGTCGCCGCCGAGGTGTCTCCTAGTACAGTACCCATTTGTGCCTGCCTTCCGGTTAGCCGACGAGTATACGTTGCCTAGGTAAATAGTGCAATAACGGCGGCTAAATCAACCAATAACGCCAACGACATGCACTCGTATTGACATTATCAGTTGGCCGTGCCAACCTATAGCCATCGTTACTCAAACCACTGGGAGACTAGACATGTTACGCGAAAACGAAACCGAGCTGGGACGGGTTTCCCGGCAAGGCACCGAGGCCTGGCGCCGCTTGAAGAAAGAAAAATCCTGGCGCGACTGGATCGCTGTCGGCGAGGCGCTGACCGCCGGCCGCGACTGGGCCATGAACCAGGCGCTGACCAACCAGCCGATCGGCAAGGCCTACAACATGGCGTTCGGCGAGTGGCTACAGCGCTACAAGCTCGACGACATGGACAAGGGCGATCGCTCGCGCTTGTTCACCGTCATGGACAATCTCGGCATGATCGAAGAGTGGCGCCGCACCCTGACGCAGACGCAGCGGCTCGCCCTCAATCATCCGAACGCGGTGCTGCGCAAATGGCAGAAGGCGATCGAGCCGGAGCCCGAAGGCGAGCCGAAGCCGACCTTGCGCGACAGTGTCGCCAACCTGTCCGAGGACAATCACGCCAAGGACGGCGAGATCGCGCAGCTCAAGGCCCGCATCGTCGAGCTGGAAGAGGAGCTAGCAACGGCGGCGACGTGTCCGCACTGCGGCTCCACCTACAAAGATCACACATGCTGCCCGTGAGGCTGGGACTGGGTCGACGGCCTTGTTGCTGCCTAGATCGCCCTCAAAGCTCGGCAGGCATAAAGGGTGGGGGATGAACTGAGGGGCGCCATCGGGCGCCCCTTCTTTATTGGCCGCGCATCCGCACGATATTGTGCACCCGACGATCCGGCCGCGAGCAGATGACCGCCCAGCCGCGATTACTCGACCAGGCCCATCTGCAATCAATGCCAGCACCGATCGGGGGCGCCGCAGCCGGCGGCTCGATCGGGTGAGCCACCACCGGCGGGATCGGATGGGTGACACCAGGAGGCCGCGCCGGCGGCCTAGGATGGCCGTACAGCGACGTTGCGGCGATCGCCTTAAGGACATCGGCCTGGGTGTCCGGGTCATACTGGGCGTCGCCGTGGCTGTCGGGCCGGTTGATATTGATGATGTGACCCTGGAAGCTAGGCGCCGGCTCGAGCGGCTTGCAGCCGAGCCCGAATGTCTCCCAGCACGAGGCGTTATAGGTCGACTGCGCATAATGTGGTGACAGTCCCTCGAGCGAATTACCCCCGCACCACTTGCTGGCCTGGATGTTGGCGATGGTCGCGAACTGCCGGTACGACTGCCACAACGCCAACGAGATCACCTCGGCCGCATTGGCGCCGCAACTATAGCCCCCGATCACCACGCGCACGCCGGCCGGCGCCGCCATCACCTCGTCGTAGACGCGCTGCGTGTCAGTGTAGTTGAGCACCGTAACTTTGGTCACACCGGGAATGTTGCGCGCCCGCGCCGCGATCTGGTCAACGCCGCCCGACGTCCACTGCCCGCCGAGCCCGTACAGCAACCACACCCAGGTCTCGGCATGTGCTTGGCCGATGAGCAGCACTGACGCGATCACGAACGGCACCAGCTCGAATTTTTTCATGGCTTCCAAGCTCCGCTGATGCGATCTCGCCAGGTGCCGAACCTGGTCGGCTGATCGACGTCGAGTAAAATCGGCCAGCGCGTCATGTCGGCCGGCCACGTCGGCAGTAAGGCCGGCGGCCAAGCATTCACCTCGAGCGTCGGAAAGTACACGACGGTGTGGACGCCAGGCACCGCTTGGTCGGCCGGGGTCTCGGTTTTCGGCGCACCGTAATCACCGCGGCCGTGCCGCGAAGCATCCCAACAATGATTTTCGGTGTGCCAGTATATTCTCTGGTCCGGGTAACGCTCACGGGCTTGTTTGCTCGTCAGACATTCGCCGTGCGAGATACCCGTTGCGATGCTCAAGATTGCGACGCTTGAGATAATCAGGATCATTGAATTTATAGCCAAGCGTGTTGGAGTTGCCGCCCATTGCCGCCGCGATCCTAAGACGATGTTCAACAGATTTCGGTTTGCCCTTGTGACCCTCGCTGAGATTTTGCTCGTGCGTAATAATTCGAACATTGTCGACCTCATACGCGCCGGCGTCGCCAAAGCGTGACATGCAATACTTGCCACGACCGCGGCCACGCTCGAGCCAATGGCCGGACGCCAACCAGATTTCAAACCATTGCTCGAATGTTAATAAAAACGAGATGCCGCGTGATTTGGCATGCGAGCGTTGGCTGCGCCAAGCTTCGCGGTTCACGATGCACCTCGCGGGTAGGGTGCCGCGCCGGCAGGGGCTGGGGGGCTGAGGATTGCCGGCGCGGCCAGAACTAGGGATAGGATGAACCTAGTCCTGCTGTTGCTCATTGTGGTACCGCACGCAGATCGCGGCAACCGAATTTAACGCGCCGCGCAGCTCGCCGGCCTCGCGCACTGCCTGGTCGCGCTCGAGCACGCAAGTGTTAATCCGGCTCTCGATCGTGCCGCGGGTATTCTCGATCTCGCTGATCTGCAGTTCGAGCTGACTGATCTTGAGCCGAGCTTCTTTTAGCTCGCGCTCGAGCCGGTCGCGCTCGCCACTCAACGCATCGAAATGCAATAACCCGCGCTCGTACTCGCCACGCGGATCCTTGACGCCGCCGTTGGTCTTGCGCGGCACTTTGCCGATCAGCTCCGGCTCCGGCGCCGGCTCCGGCATTTTGTAGTGCTGCACGGCGGTTTGCGCGATGTCGACCAAGGCGGCCGCGGCCGGGTTCGGTGGTTCGATCTTAGGCATGTCCCAGTGCTCCTATGTTGACGAAAACTACCCAGGCGCTATTTTCCTAGGCATGGATGACACTGTAGTCGAATTTTCCCGCGAGGCAAAGTTGCAAGAAATCGCCCGCGAGATCGCGATGCGCCGCAATGTGTACAAGTCCTACGTCCGGCGCGGGTTGATGACCCAAGCCAAGGCCGAGCATCAGCTCGCGATCATGCTGGCGATCGCCAAGGATTACGGGGGCCACGGTGGAGAGCAGGACTGAAACGCGCCGCTTAGTCGTGCGCCTGTTCGGCTCGCAGATGGAAGCCTCGCGCCGGCTGCACTTTCACGAACGCTCGGTGCGGTGGTGGTGTCAGCACGGCGCGCCGCCGCATGTGCTGACCGCGCTTAATCGCTTGCACGACGGCGAGATCTCGCTGCGCTGGGCGCGGCACCTGATCCGCAACAAGCGCTCGCGCCGGCTCAACGGACAACGCCGCCGGAGCGCATAAGGCGGCGGTG